CTTCTGATCGATGTAGCTATCTAGCTCGGCGGTTGCCTCCACGATGTTTGTTTTGGTACCAGATATTTGTGTAATCTCTCGCTCAAGTTTAGCGATTGTTTCATGTGCCAGAGAGATTTTAAGATTGTTCTGATTAAGGTCAGAATTAAGAGCTTGTTGTTCATATGATTCATTCGTAAGATTTTCTACTAATACTTTAATTCCTTCGACCTGATTAGTTACCTTCTGATACGTCGCCTGGACTTCTTCGGCCTTCTTTGCAATCTCCGTTTTCTTCTCATGTTTAATATCTTCTGTAATCTGCTGTGTGCAAGTCGGACAAACATCGTTTTCATCGAAGAACTTACTTTCTTTAACTAGGGTTGCAATATCCTTTCTCAGTACTGACTGAGCTAAAGTTTCTTTAGCAAGTTCGTCTTGGGAGCCTCGGAGTGCTTCGTCTGTCTTATCATACGTTGTCTGAAGAGCTTCTTGTATTTTTTCATTTTTAGCACTTATTTCCCTAATTGACTTTTCATGCGTTGTGATTTCTGTTTGCTTTTCACGAATCTTCTCCTCATTTAGGTTCTTAATATCACGGATATACTTTCGCTGCATCTCAATCTTACTGCGTACTATGTCAACCTGGTGAGTCTTATCTTGAATCTGATCTTTAATAGTACTTACATTATCTTTCAGAATGCCATTCATCTTAGAAAAGATATTAATATCCAACAAATCCTCAATAACTTCACGGCGCTGACCTGCAGCCAATTGCATGAATGGTACAAAGGAAGATGAACCAAGTACTACGATCTGGTGAAAAGACTTATGGTTTAGCTTAAGAATATTCTGCTCAAGCATCTTCTGAAACTCCCTGGCGTGAGAGCTTTCATTGAACATTTTGCCATTACGGTAGATTTCAAATACTGCAGGTTTAATACCACGGATTACTTTGTAATGATTAGGTCCTACTGTAAATTCAACCTCTACTAAACAGTCTTTACCGTTAATAGTGTTAACTAGTTGTGGTTTGTTAATATTGCGGTATGGCTTACCAAATAGGCCAAAGGACAAAGCATCCAACATAGTGGATTTGCCTGCTCCATTACCGCCTACAATAAGAGTAGTAGATACAGAATCTAGTTTAATTTCTGTAAACTTATTACCAGTGGATAGAAAGTTTTGCCATCGAACAGCATTAAATTTTATCATAGAATTTCAATCGATTGTGCTTCTGTATACAAGTCCCGCATCCTTTGTTTAAGATGTGATTTTTCCAGAGCAGTTTCTGATGCTTCAATATAATCATCCAAAAGACTTTGTGTATCATCTAATGATACGTCTGCATCCTCATTATGGCCAATTATATGGTCAAAGTTTTCAGCAATCTTAAGATCATGAAGATTCTGATCTTGTAGCTTATCGAGAAAAGATTCAAACATTTGTGGATTAGTCTTGTTCACAACTACTACCTTAACAAAGTGCCCTGTAAAATCCGGTACCCTATTATAATCATATTTGGCATCATTGTACACTATTTTTTTGAACAAAGTGTGTGGATTAGGAATGGCCCATATATCACGTGTTTCTGTATCTAAAACATGAAAGTACTTTTTATCATTACAATCTGACCAAAAGAATTCCATCTGGGAACCCAAATAATGGATATTGCCAGTACTGCTTTTAGTATGATAATGTCCAGAAAGAACAGACTCAAACCTGTAAAATATACTAGGGTCCATACCATGATCTGATTTAATGCCACGCATCATTTCAAATCCATTCAGCTCCAAATGTCCACCTAAAATATCTGCCTTACAGTTTTTAATAAAGTGCAAGGACTCTTCAGTATTATCTTTAGCCATCCAAGGAAGAAGAGCCATACGCAAAGAGTCGTACTCTAGTACGGTAGGTTTTTCAATGATTGTAACTTCATTGATAAAAAATCCAAGTAGTTCTTTAAGAGAGTTTGGAGTATTTGTATCTTTAAAATACGTATCGTGGTTACCTGGAATGATATCCATTCGGATACCCAGTTCACGCATTGGCTCTAGGAAATATTTACGATTATCATTTAAAGCCTTAATATTGATAGCTTTGCGATTATCGTAATAATCTCCTAGATGGATAATTTGCTTAATGCCACGTTCCATAAGAAACGGAAAAAATGTTTTAGTATAAAATTTAGAAGCATTATCTAAAAATATATCAGACGAATTACGAATACCGAGGTGTGTATCATTCAAAATTGCAATTAACATTTATCTCACTTAATAATATTGGCAATCATTGTTTCAAACTGTTCGACCTTTTCATTTCGATTAGGCCAGTAGATATAATCCTTTTCAGGATTCTTCTTGAGATTAGATAAGAGAGGTAGGATAGCATTATAGAGTTTGTTTACTTTATCTTCATATGATGATGCAGTGGCTTCGGCTGAAGCCGCACTCTCGGCTGTCTTCTGGACAACTTCTAATTCCTGTTCATCAACGATAGTAAATCCAAAGTCAAAGATATCGTCTGACATTATAGCACCTTTAGTATTTTTCGTCCTTTTTTATCTTCTCTCAAATCGCCATAGTAACCAATAGAAGACATGTATAGAGTTTCATTTGTAATAGAGTCTAGATATTCTAAAACAGATTTCTTCTTAACGCGAGCAGGGATTTTTGTCGCTGCATTAAGAGAAACCTCACCATAGATAACATCTGCTGTATTGACTATTTTTTTAAATTCTTTAAGAGAATACCTTTTCATACAAACTCCGTTAAATCCGAATCATTAGTCTTACGAATTCTACGCTTAGGTAGGGATACATCGGGCTTTATATATTCATCATCGGTTGTTTCTAACTGATCACGCATTTTATTCTTAACTTCTTCAATGTATGTCATTGTAATCTGTCTAGAATATTCATCCTGATTACTATTTATTTCAAATAGATCAGATGCATAACCATTATTGATGAGCTCATCTTTAATTTCTTTTTGCTTCTTTTCCTTGGCAATACGTCTAAGAAAAGCGTAGTAGCAAATCTGAGTAAAGTACGCAAAGGCATTAGGTTTACCTGTACGGGTTGCAGCTTCAATATTATAGTTACGAATGGCACGCAGACAATTCTCAATTGCATCCATAACCATTTCATCACGATATGAATAGCCAATAAAATTAGGTTTACGTGAAAGGCCCTGTGCTATCTGCTGAAACCCTAATGCCACGTAGTCAGGGACAATTGGTTTAATATCATCTGCATCTCGGTATGCCTCAACATAATCACATACAGCCTGAGAAAAGTCTCTGTTATTAATGTAATTATCTTTTTCTTTTTTAACTCGAGCCATTCTAAGGATACCTTTAGGGTTATTAATATAAGGTATTATACACTGTAAAAACTTAAATGTACACACATTTTTTTTATGTACAAATGGTAAAAATTAGTATATAATAACAGTACTGTTGCGGGGGGAGAGGTACACACCAATCAATGTAACGTAGGTTTTTCTAGTAATTCATCTGGCATTTCAATTTGTTCTACTTCAGGTTCATCTGATTCTTTAGGTTCAGTCAAGCTTTTAACAAGCTCTTCTCTGTAATTATAATAGTTTTCTAAAACTAAATCTTCAGGTCCTGCTATAGATACAACTGAAGTACCAGCTAAAGTCATTACTTTACTATAGTCAGACCCCATAATCCATCTAGATAAGAATAATCTTTTTTCAGTATAATTATATCTGAGTTCTAATGGAATCTCAATTACAAAAAAGTGTTCAGTTGATTTAGATATACGAGCTACGATTTCTTCACCAGTTACAAGCTTAAAAACTTTAACTGTATCATCGTCGTATTCTACTTGTACTTCATCTGTCATAGCGTTACCTCGAATACATCATAATCAAACTTTTCTCTTTTATATATCTTCATACGTTCAATGGCATGGAGAAGAGTATAGTTCTTTTTTTGTCGTACATGCATATCATCTGCAATATCATAGAGAGTAGTTGCACGACCATCTTCAGACTTCCGTAGACCGCGTCCAATGGACTGTAACACTTTTACTTGAGACTTGGATGGTGATGCAAAAATAATATTATGTAGGTTTTTAATGTTTACTCCTGTAGAGAATGTACCTAATGAAGCCACGATAATAGCGTTCTTTTGTTTCTCTACAATGCCACGAATTTCTTCTCTAATTTCAGCATCAACTTCACCTGATACAAAGAAAACCTTACGGCGTTCATGTGCTTTATCTTTGATCATATCATACAGAATCTTACCG